TGGCGTCAGCCATCATGTACGCAACTGATGCCGTGTAATCTGAAGCGTCCATACCAACATCCTCTCCTGCACCCTCACGCCAATCGGGGCAACTGATCAACCCCTGCATCGCATTGGCCGCGAAGTAATCGCGCAGGGTCATGCCGTCATTTTGCAAATTGTGCGCTGGCGTTGGAAACGCTGGCCCACCTGTGTCTTTACTCATGATTCTTCTCCCTCAAATAAAACTCCATCGCAATGCGGTATGGGTTAAGCATTGGAAGCGGTCGGTCGTTGAAGTAATAATATTTTGGCTTGCTCTCATCTACAGATGTAACAACCATCCCATCAACAACGTGGTGATACCTTGTTTCCTCAACCCGAATGGTGTAACCCTCCAACCGTGCCACAGCCAACTTCAACTCAAGGCTGCCAATCGGCACATAGTTCTTGATGGTGTCGTCTTTCCCAATCAGTTCAGTCATGTGTTCATCTCCTTGAGTTTGGCTTCCAATGCTTTGCCAAACTGCACTTGCCCCCAAGGCATTGGTGCGCCTCGGTGTTTCTTTACCACTTCAAAGTAAACCTGTTCAATTTGCGTATCCGTCAGCCCAACCCACTCCCGCTTGGTCGGTAAGTCATACTGGCGGGGGACATAGACCACCTTGTCAGGGTCTGTCGGGTGTGGTTTAAGCGGCATTGTTCTTCTCCCTGTTGGGCCACTCTGCCCAGAATATAGGCTTGCCGACTGCGTCCTCTTTGTCCATCACCATATCAACGAAATCGGCTGGGGATACCTGCAAAGACACCGTCTCAGCCTGCTCGATGGCGGTGATGGCATCAATCATGTCGTCGGGGTTACCATGCTGCGGCGCATACCGCTCCAGCGCCTCAAGCCATTCTTCACTCCTGATCCACACAGCAGTGCCGCCAGTGTGTTCAAAGTCTTCCGTCTTCAGTCGGATGTAAGCCTGCCCGTTTACACCGGCGTTTTGAACGTAGCCCTGGATGCCCCAAGACTTGACTTCAGTGACCACAACTAAACAGGCACCAAACATCTCTTTGTCAGGGTTGACTTGCACGATGTCGCCAATGTTCATTTGATCCTCCAGAGCCTGATGGAGCCGTCTTCCGTTGTTCGAGTTGCGAACTCCACGTTATGCTTATCTGCGTAGCGTTTGGCGGCAATCCAAGCGGTAACGCGTTTGATGTTGGTGGGCAGCACGAAGCTGTCGCCGACTTCCATCTGGGCAAACGGGTAGGCGTGTGGCATCGGAATGCCTTTTTCAATCTTCATTTCTTGTTTCTCCTTCATTTGACCCTCCGCATCGCCATCCACTCAGGCTCTTTGGACTCCAGGGGCGGCGGTGCCTTTCGCAACTCACTGGGCGGCACCCAGCCGTACTTGCGCCATAGCTTCTGGACATCTGCTCCTGATGTCCACTTGAAGTCGGGATGTCCAACAGGAATCCACGGGTCTGATCTCCTTGCGTTCATTTGCCTTCTCCTTGTGTTGCTGCATCTAACAGTAAAACAAAACATTCGGGGTCCACTCTGCAACCTACGCCTTGTATGACGTTGTCGTCTTCTACCAACTTGAGTAAACCGAGCTTGCCCCTCATCCACGCGGGGAGCGTAGTATCATCAAAAATTTCCACCTTGTCACGCACTTTGACAACGTAATGTGCGCCCTCACGCAAAACAAGCGCACACTCCTGACTAGCAAACGCTTTCCTCGCCTGATCAATCGTGAGCATCTCAGCCCTACGTTGCTCGTATTCAGGCAGTAGGTTTTGTTTGTTGGTCGTCTTCAAGAACTCAACGAACTGCTCCCTAACACTGTTAGCAAAGATGACTGAACTGTCGCGCACGGACGAATAAAGTTCTCGAACCTTGTGCTCTTTGTCCGACTTCTGCCTATCCAACAAGCGTCTTGTTAGCTCCTCTACTTTGTCAAACCGCTCACTCGTACTCTTCGCAAAGAAGTGCTTCTTGATCGCCGCCAGAGCCTTTGTCGCATCGTGGGTGCAGTACGAACTTCTGCGCTCCCTTAGCTTCCGGAGCCTGTCGTTCGTAATCAAGAATCCATAGTCGTTGCGGAACCAATGCCACCTGACCTCGCCTAGCTCTTCCCCATTGCAAAATATCTTGATGCTGTCAATGGTTTTCCCGTCATAGGCAAGGTCTATCACCTTAAACTTCCACGAGGGCCTGATCGTGGCGAGCCTCACAAACAACTCGTTGTACGGAACCCGAGCCTTCAGGTCTGCTTTGGACAGAGTAACGCCATCTTTGCGGCGGTGTTCTACTAACTCAGGGGCCAGCACCACGTTGTCTAACGCGAGCATGTCCAGGGTTGTTGGGGGTAACGTCTTCATCTTCACTCCTTAGAAATTGAACTTGTTCAAAATGTCATCTACCTTCGACTTCAACTGCTTGCGGCAGTCGGCATCCTCTTTGATGCCCTCCATGTCTGCACCTAACATTGTTAGCTCAAGCTGACGCCGTGCCTCCTCCAACTTCGGGTCATTGGTGATGTTGAGCTTGGTGAGCAGGGAGCACAACTCCAGTGGGTTGCTGATAAGTGTGTCGTGGTAACGCTTCTTCCCGTCGTCACCCTCCACATCTGTCAACTTCTTGGAGATGGCATCCAACTCGGCGTGTAACCTCTCCCACGGTTCACGACATGCTTCAGCCAATTTTTCGCGTTGCTGTGACTCAAACGTCACCACCAGTTCCCTCATGTCGTCGGCAGGCACATCGAGGCGAAAGTCCCCCGCCTCGGGCACAGGCTTGACCGTGCGGCGAAACCCAAACTTGTGCTTGACCTCCTCAAGCTCCGGGTAGTCCTCTGCCTTGTACAGCCCCTGCAATGCATTGGGGGCCTCGGCCACCAGACGCGGATACTCGATGAAGAAGTTGCTGCACATGAGGTTGAACGTGTGTTCAAAGTTATTCATCGTGGTCTTGTAGTCCATGAACAACTTGGTCGGCAGCAGTCTCTCGCCCTTGTCGGCCCACGGCAGCGTGTGCTGGTTGTGATACAGCCGCGCCCGCGCCGCAAACTTCTCGATGTCTTTGCGTAGGCTCGTACCTGCAAACAGATTCTTCTTGGTCTGCGATGCCCCACGCACCGCCCCCGCGTCGATGTTCACCTTGTCAGTGATCTCTCGGTCTACCTTGCTGGCAGGCCACACGCTGATGTTCAACTCCACTAACACTGCTGATGCGCTAATACTCATTTCAGTTCTCCGTTTCTGTGTTTACTTTATTGGCATACCTCCCAGTGAGGCTTGCCATCGCTTGCAACATTGCTTGATCGTCACTCTGCGCGGCGATCACCCACATTTGATTCCTCCCTCGCTTTCTACCAATACCCTTGCGTTCGTACCAACTGCGCTCGACAACGATGAAGCTGCCGAATTTGCCGCGCAAGAGTATGTACTTGCGTTTGCGCCCTGCCATCACTCACCCCTCACTCGGCTTACCCGCCAGCTTCGCCATCTGATACAACTGCGTCGGTAGCAGGCGCATACTGAACGTCTTGTTATGGGGGTAAACGTGGTAGCTGTGATCCGCACCATCAGGCCCACGCTTTTCTTTGTCGATCCACTTCTCCTCGTACACCTCTGCCTTCTCAAGCAACTCCACCAACTTGATGCCATCCTCACGGCTGAAAACAAACTTGTTCCAACCCAAGTCAATCACAATCATCTTGACCCTCTCAGTCCTTAATATGAATCGTCTTACCGTTGTTTGCGGTAACACCCTCTGGGCCGTTAACAATGCACCACATAGTAGGCGCAGTCCAATCCGAACCCCAGTCGTTGCCCACGTACCCGTCCGTGAGGATGATGATGCACTCCGGTTCAATCTTCTTCTCCTTCAAGTACTCAGATACACATGACGGGCTCGTGCCTCCCCCACCCTTGGGCTTGGTCGAGCTAACAATGTTATGTACCTCACCCTCACCGTACTCCTCGTGCGCTGCCACCTCACAGTCCCAATAGAGCAAGTCCACCTGCTGCGGGTTGACCTCCTCGGCGATACCCTTGACCTCGGCAAGAAACTCAGACAACTCTTGGTCGCCAATGCTTCCTGATGTGTCGATAGCTACAACCAAGTGCCCCACCTTCTCACCGATCAGGCTCGGCATGTACACACCCGAACTCAGGAACCTGCGGTTGACCCTGCGCCAGCTACTCGCATCCTTGGCTCGGCAGACAGTCTTGACGAACTCACGCAGCACCTCACGCCAGTTGACCTTGGGCTCCAGCATCTCTTGAAGCATTCGGTCGAGGCCGCCTGCGCCACTACCTGCAACCTTCTGATGAGCGATCTGCCCCTGCCTTATGGCTTGGTCAATATCACGGGCAAGCTGCTTCTTCTCTTCCTCGCTCATGCCCTTGGCATCGCCCCAATCGTGCTCGTCGAGGCCACCACCCCCACCGCCGCCATCACCATCGCCCCCCTCATCACCGTCGCCTCCGCCTCCGTCTCCATCCTTTCGCTCTTGTTTGAGAATGTCGAACACCTGCTTGGCGTTCATGCCACGGAACCTCTCGTCGATCAGGCCCATCGGCTTGCCCTTCATGGGCCCGTCAGCAAACCTAGGCATTGAGATAACCTGCTCACTCGGGTCAAGGTCGCGCAGCATCAGGTTAATCACGTAGTCACAGGAGGCGTTGGCCAGACGGTGATCCTCATCATGCAGCTTGTTCCACGTAGTCAGATGCCGAAACATCTTGTGCCCAGCCTCGTGGGCCACCACAAAGTTAAGCTCGGCCTCCTTTAGCTGCTTGACGAAAGCCCGACCGAACCTATCGTCCCGGCCATTGGTCGCCGCTGTTGGGATGCGGTCATCCACACTCGTCTTGCCCACCATCAGGATGCCCGAGAGCAGGGCAAACTTGGGGTTACGCATCAGGCTGATCTTGGCCTTCTGCAACTTGCGCTCTTCGTTCATATCGTTACTCCTAACATTGTTATCTCTATCACAACAGGTCTTGGTTCTTCGCAACCCACTCGGCGAATGCCTTGGCGCTGAACGCGATTGACTGCTTGCTCGGGGTACGTGCGATGTTGATTGCAAACACCGCCTGCCACTCGGGGTCGAACCGCTCCAGATACTCCATGAATGGGTTGATGGTGTCCTTCGTAACCCTAGAGATCGCACCGAACACCACGATGGCACATGCACCGGGGCTTGACGGCAGCTTGGTGTTCTTCGGGTCTTTGATCGTCGCTTCCCACGTAGGCAGTTGGTCAGCGAACTCGATGTACGCCTGCATGTCACGCGCCGCAGCCTCACCCACTGCGCCGGAGAGCGCAGCGATTACCGAGTCGGCATCGTTGAGCTTCCTCGTCCTAACAATGTTCGATGCAGTCTCCAACGAGCGCGGGGAAACAAACGCAGTCTGCGACTTCTTCGGGTTGTAGATGTACGGGTTGTCCCCCTGCGCCGCGTCTGTGTACGATGCAAGGGCGTGTGGGTATTGGTTGACCCACGCAAGCACCTCGGCCTCGATACCCTTGTTGATACCCCACTCGATCCACTCCTCGGCAGTGGGCTTGCTGATCGTCACCGGGACCAGCCGGTTACGGCTATGTGCTTTGAGGTTGTCACCTACGCCGTCGGTCGTGAGGTTGCCCGTGAGAAACACGATGGTCTGCCGGGGCCCGTCCTTGGGCAGTGGGAGGTCACCGAGTCGAGGGTTGGCCTTCTCAAGCATCGGGTGCAGCATGTTCTTCACCGGGTCCGCGCCCTTGGTGAACTCGTCGAGCATGATCAGCAGGGGCTTGCCCTCATGAATCTTGAAGCGGGCATTGGGGTAGTAGCGGGTGGTCTTGGTGTCGTGGTCGATCACCGGCATTGCGATGTCGCCCAGGTCCATGTTGGGTACGTCGATATACGCATACTCGTACCCCAGATCACCAGCGATATTCTCCAGCAGGGAACTCTTGCCGATACCCGGCTCGCCTTGCAACAAGAACCGAGTCTCCGGGTTGGTCTTGATCAAGGTGGCTGCCTGCTTGAGCGTGATGCGCTTACCGAAAGATACTTCTGACATTTCTGATTCCTCTGATGTGTGCCTAACACTGTTAGGCGGGGTTCTAATAAATTGGGGCGGGTTGATTCATGCAGGATTTCCCACATGAGCTTAAATTATACCACACTTGCTTGACATTGTCAAACGTTTTTGTCTATCCCTACGTTGTTTTTGTCTACCTCCTTTCACGCGGCTTGCCTGACCAGCGCGGCGTACTTCAGGTTGGGTATCTGCCCGACCGCTGTTGTGTATGCCTCGATAGCCTCATCCGAGTGGTGTTGCAACACGAACTTATTGAACGTGTCTTTCATGGTTGACCCCCACACCGAGCGGTGTTTGATGTTGTCATTCACCAAGTTTTGTGGGTAGTGCCCGCAGGTTAACCACAGCGCCGCCTTGTAGAATTTCTCGTGGTCATCACTGCTGATCAACTCTGCGAACTCATCCGCTCGGGCTTCATGTTGGGCCCCTTTCCGGTCCAAAATCTCTAGCGTTCCGGGCATGGGGATAAAGTCCTCACCACGCGCTACCGCCCCTGCGTTGGAGTTGGGCCACAGATGAACCACCGGTGTACTCATCGTTGCCTTGCGCACGCCGAACGCTTGCGCATACTCAGCGAGCCCCACATGAAACACCCCCGGCCTATCGCCCGGTTCACCGCGCAGTTTGATGAACGCCTTGAGGTAGTCGGCGAACTGCTTGTATCGCTTCCTAACACTGTTAGCCCCCTTGCGGTTGATGCGGTATGAAGTGAACGTCTCGGGGTTGAGCGCGACCCACTTGCCCTCTGCGTTTCGCTCAAAGAAATACTCACCATGAGGCTCCATGATGTAGCTCTGCCCCCCGATGTGTACCTTAGTGAACTGACCCGAGGAAGACGACGATATGTGCAGCACCCGAGACATGAAGCTGCGGGTCGTGATCGAACTGTAGCCCCCCATCATCAAGCGCATACGTCCGTCAGGGTAGAACGTCACCACGGGAGTGGAATAGCACATCAACTCCACACTGAGGGTATCACCCATGCGGATCGAATACATGTTGTGATCTCTGCGTCGGCCAAGCGGGCGCGTACCTCTGCCCCTGATCGGCGTGATCTTCTCGTACTGCTTCTTCGCATCCTCAAAGCTCGTGATCCCCGGCACATGTTGAACTGCTACGTTTCCCATCACATCCTCCAAACAAAAACATCTAACATTAAGACAATAACCGCAACGGTTATGGCTACCCAAAAAACAATTCGCTCATTCATTTGCTTACTCCTTCTAACATTGTTAGGCTCTCTGCTCTGGGTCCATGTCGGGCGGCATTAGTTCCTCGTAGGGGTTGCCATCAAACATCTTGGCCATAGGGACGAACATCACCTCCCCCTCGTCTGTGCGCTGAACCGCACAGATAACCATCACCGGCTTACCCGTAGCAGCGTCGGTGCATTCGAGGAGGCACACGTCATCAAGGTCCACTGCCTTAAGCAGCGTCTTGAAGTTCTCCTTGTATCCATCAGCGATCATTTACTCTTCTCCTTCTTCGTAGGTGTCAAACGGCAGGCCCACTGCCTCTACCATCTCGTTGTTGTTTACCAAGTCGGCTACTCGCCTAAGTATTGCGATGGCAAGCTGCGTCTGCGTCACGTCCTCGCCCTCTGGGTGGGTGCTGTTTGATACGCTGAACGCCAGCGTGTAAGCGTGGTTGTAGGTCTTCATTTGCTCTTCTCCTTCACATCAATCTCCTTCACAACGAACGGCAGGTGACCGGCGTGTATTGTGGCTAGGTACGCCTTCACCTCGGCCAGAGTATTGAACTCCTTGCGGGTCAGCAGGGCAGGGTATGGGGGCACAGTCGGGTCGAACCCAGTGGTGTAGCCCATCACAAAGTACTTCTCGGTTTTCATTTGCTTACTCCTTCTAACATTGTTAGTTCATCAGGCACTTCAACCTCATCCCCAAGCTTAGACGCGACATAACACCGCATGGCTGCGATCAGTGGCGTTGGGCCATCATGCGGGATGTGTTGATTTCTGTACATGGCTTCCCACAAGGCAGGGCTTTGCGGTACAAGCTCAATCATCTCCCGCTCAATGATCGGGCCACCTTGCGCCCAGTCGGTTGAGTACTCGCACTCCCGCCGAAAGTTGCTCCACACACAGTCGATGTTGATTTCATAGTTGGCGCACGTCACCGCCCAATCGAGGGCCGCGCCTGTCAGTTCACTTGTCTTGATCTTCATCCTTCGCTCCTTCTAAACAACAACTCCACGCGGTACACCGGCCCGCGCAGGCCGGTAATGTCGTCAACCCCGAACTCGTCATAGCCGTCGGTGTCCACCGACTCGTGGGCAAACAGCCACAGGTTGTCGTCGGCATCACGCCATGATTGCGTCACAGTGCTTACCCACTCGTCGATCTGCTCCTGCTCACCGTCCTCAAGCCCGGATGCATCACCATTGACCAGATAGGGCAGGGCCCATGCACCCACGCTGTACTCGATCTGCTCGAAAGGTATCTGGGTTGTGTGTTTCATTTCGTACCCTCCTCTAACATTGTTAGGCTCTCTGCTCTGGGTTGTGTGTCCTTGATGTTCAGGCCCGCCTTCGTGCGGCGCATCACGCTGAGCACCTCTCCACCATCACGCTCGGCAACGATGGCCAGCCCGTACTGACCGAGCACGATCCGCACGGCCATGTTTTTACGCGCACCGCGTACCGACGCTGCGTAGCCCATGCTTGCTGGTTTCTTGCCCGACGCGTCGGAGTCGGTGAAGTATTGGGTCAGGAAGGGGCGCTTGTGCCGCCCGTGGATTTGGTTTTTGTTTCGTGTGCTCATTTCGTACCCCCTTATAGCTTCGTAACAATCCACAACTTCACGGCAAAGATCACGCCCACAATCAAGGTCGTAACGATCAACTCGGTATCGCTCATTTCGTACCTCCGTTTAACTGCACCACGTCGATGTGGTTCTTCATCCTTGACATCATCAGACCTACGCTTACACCTAACAACTTGGAAAACTCATACGCTGCGTTGGCCTTGGCCTTGGCCGGTGTTGGGGCCATCGTGTAGTGGCGCAGCACTTCGCCTCGGTTGTTGAAATGCACCACGTATTTGTTGGTTTGGTCTTTGGCTAACATTGTTAGGCCCTCAGTTGCTTCTGGTTGGTCTGCTTGAGGGTCAGAGGCGCAGAGTCTGCGGTCACGAACTGATAGCACCCCTTGCCGTACTCTTGGATCACAGTCCAGCTTGCCCGTGCCTCACGGGCCTGCGCCTCACCGCAGGGCATACACACTCGGTAGCCCAGTTGCCATCGCTCGCTGCTCACATCGTCGCCGCAGCAGGCGCATTCTTGCCAGTCTAGGTTTCTCATCTGCTTACTCCTTCTTTGATATGCCTAACATTGTTAGGCGGTTGGGGATTAGTTGAGGCGCTCAGCCTTCGTTTTCAGTTTTCTTTAATTGTACCACAGTTTATGTCCGAATGCAAGTGTTTTGGTCAGGGGGGTGGACAAAAGGCGGGGACGTGAGGGGAGGACGCAGGATGGGGACGAAAAAGGGGGGCACAGGGGCGGGAAAGGGTTTACCCTAACAATGTTAGAAAGTGAAAAATCATTGTCAACCACTATTTTGTGTTTGTAACTAAAGAAATTCAATGAAATCAACAAGTTAGGAAGGCAAAGTTATAATGTAATAAAGTTATTCGATTTTTTTAATGTGGTCCCCCCCAGGGTTTGACAGTGTGGTGCGAATTGCGCTTGCCGTGACCCGCCCTCTGCGCATCTCGGGCGGCGCTTCATAATTTCCATTTTTTCCGTAACATTTAACATTGCTTATAAATCAAGGACTTACAGAGGGGTGTTGTGTAACAGATACACTTTTTCCGTAACTTTACCCCGAAATTCCGTAACACTACCCCCGCACAGGGAACTGGTAACGGTCCCGGAAGCTATAACCCTACTGGGATGTCAACTTAAAAAAACGCGTAACTTTATCACAACGTAACTATACCTAATAACCACACTGGGATGTCAACTTAAAAAAACGCGTAACTTTCTAACAATGTAACAATGTTAGGTCCGGGCCAAATGTAAAGACCCACTAACTCACTCAACTTTACAAAACGCGTAACTTTATCACAACGTAACTTAATGCTACCCCCGCACAGGGAACTGGTAGTGGTCCTACGCTTAGGAACGTAGGAACAACAAAAAAGCCACCTAACAATGTTAGGTGGCGTAGAAACAAAAAAGCCCGCTCGTCAGCGGGCTCCCGTGTGGGCTGTGGTCTTACCGCCTTCTAGCGTGCCTGTAAGTTATCTAGCATTTTGTGTCCTCCGTCTAACATTGTTAGATGGCCCGGCGCAAGCCGGGCTGGGTTGATTACAGGGTTGCCAGATCGATGCCCAGGGCAGCCAGGGCACTGCCGATATAGGTATGGGCATTACGTTCTTTGTCCGTTTTGGATTCGGCGCGGTTACCGGCTTTGAAGAGCAGGGTCAACTCTTCGACATAGCGCAGGGTCAGCGACCGATTAGGCTGTGCGCCGCTCGATTCACCTTCACCTTCACCTTCGCCGGTAGCGGTTTCACCCTTCGGCCCTTCGCAATGCTCTTGAGCATACTTGCGAACCCGTGCCCATACGGTTGATGGGTTCGTATGCTTTGCAGCCTTGAGGACTGTAAACAAATCCTGCTTTTCCTTGTGGACAGCCTTTGCGGGTTCGCTAGTATCCCGATGCTCGACGAGATACCATTCGGCAGGAAGGACACTGCAAAGCGCCTCAGCATATTCCCGCTCAGCACCATAGGCCCGGACATTGGCCTCAGCGACATTGCTACGCAGCACAGCAATAGATTGAGACACAGCACCAACAATCGTAACGTCTGACATATCTAACCTCTCTCTAACATTGTTAGCCCTTTCAACCGGTGGGTAACTAACCGATGCAACCGATCTTCGCTTGCATGAGTGTATTATACCATAAAAAACGTATGAAAGCCAACATAGCGTAGAAAATAATTCGAGGGTGGGAATGGGCATAACAATGTTATGTGGGCGCGCAGCGCGACCCCATCCCCCCAAAACCGGGCAAAGGGGAGGTAGGGTCCCAATACACACTGTTCCGCACACCCGACATCCAACCCCAACTTTTATTCTGTACCACAGGTTTATCCCCCCACGATAACTTTCCTAATTTTTGTATAGCCCCCCTCCCCCCCCTTCATTTTTTCCCCACAGGG